TTCCAAAATGGGGATCATCAAAGTGCAAGTATACCTCACACGAAGTTCCATCATATTAGGAACAGCCCCACCTTGACCAATTGTGGAAACAAAAAGGTTTCCAAGGTCATAGGTCTTTATGTCGGCACCACCTGGCAAATTTCCAGGTCTGACATAGAATGCGTCATGATGTGAATTCAAAATGAACTTTGGTATGTTCAAGTTAACAGTCTGATAAGACATCCCATCAGCCATTGGCATGACGTCTTCAGCTTCCTGTTTATTGGCAGGCATAGCATCAGAAGCGTCAGAATCAAATGAGAGGATTACTTTACCAGAATTTGCATTCGTGGTATACTGAGTAACCTCAGGTTTGAGATAGAATTCCAACTTCTGGAACTCATATTTCTCCCATTGCTTGGCTTCAATTGCGAGCCATGGGAAAGTTACTGCTTGACCAGGGTTCACTGCATATTGAGTAGGTGTGAACGCCACAGTTCCTGCAATATCAGCAATGTACTCGTCCTTTGAGACGGTCTTGCTTGCACTATTGCGATTGAAACCCATCCTCTGAGAATTTCCGAGAGGAACATCAGTAATCATTCTAGTTTGATTCTGACGACCAGGTCTTGGGCCTGTCTTCTTGGGTTTCTTTTGTTGTTTCCTTTTTCCAAGGACTTCAGCCTTAAGTTGATTAAGGACTTGTTGTTTCATTTGTTGGGCGGCTTTCCCAATAGTAATTTTGCGGGTTGGTTTCCCGTACGAGTTCTTACTCATATTTTTAAAGAAGAGATGATTACGTACGATCTACTTTAAAACAAATTAAAAACAGACCACAATTCGTGGTATGAAACAAATTCTCTTTCCCATTGAGAGAAGAGACCATATTGATCACGCAATTTCGTCATTCTATCAAGAACGTCAACGTAAAATTGTTTGTCAACATGGATTTTTAGAAGTCCACCAAGTCTCTGCATTTCAGATTCAGGGTGCATCGTTTGCGATTTTTGAACACGTTTGTTCAACACGCTTCTCATTTTGAGGTCATCATAATGAACATCTGGGAGAAATTTACAGGAACAAAAGTCCATTTCTTCCCAAGGGACTGATTTTCCAGCCCACTCAATTTTGGCATATCTACTCGAGAGATCAAGATCTTCATAATCACTTGACATTGCCAAATCATCACCATTTATAACGGTGGTATTATGATCAAAGAAATAATCCAATGGACGTTGGTAATTCTCAACGATCATATAAAACCTCCACATCACATTCATGATGGTTGTAAGGTAATCTCCAGAACCTAGTCCACGTGGGACCATATAGAGAAAACCAGCAACATTTACACACTTGTAAATGGAGTTAGAAACGACATTTTCAAACATGTTCAATTCAGTATCATCAAGATCATACTTTTTCATGATCTCATCGTAAACTGATTGAATGAACCAAACAGGAACACTGGAATCTTGTGCACTAGTATCTGTACAGTATGCAAAATCCCTCTTACTCAATTCATGGTAATATCTCGCCATGTCACCTTTTTGCGGTGAATCTCCAATTGCGGAGACAAAGCCATCTTTTCCAAATGACCTTGAGTAAAATTGTCGTACAAAATCCCCAAGAACAACACAACACAAAAAGGTGTGCTCAGGTGGATAGGATGTAAAGCGTCGT